GCCCCCCACCCCCCTTAGCGAAAACCTAGATCCCGAAGGACTCAAAACCGTGAGCCAGTCACCTAACGAATGCCCGAATCCCGAAGTCCACGGCAACCCGTTCCGGTACTGCCCCAGCTGCGATTGGGTAGAGGCTGATCAGACGTGCAAGCACTGTGGGGTGAAGGTGATCCAAGGCCTCGGGGCTTGGTATCACGAACTCGGTGAAGGTTCGCTCATGGTGCGCTGCGACCCGAAGAAGTCCGGCCAGCCATACGGCCTGAACGCAGCTCCCGCGTGACGGCGGGCTAAGACCGTCACAACGCTGGACCCCGGCACGGTGCACCATGCCGGGGCCTGGCACAAGAATTCGCTGCTTCCCTGTTTGCCGATGTGCGGGACAAAAATACTCGTCGCTTGAGCAGGTACGATTCGCCCCGGTGGCCTGGTCGGGAGGGTGGCACCCTCAGAGCGGCAGGGCAGCAGCACACATTTACCAACGGAGGTGGTGGCCATGGCCCGCAAACGCCGGACCTACACCGCCGAGTACAAGCGCGAGGCCGCTCTCCTGGTCCTGAACACTGGCAGGGCAATCGCCGACGTCGGCCGCGAGCTGGACGTCCCCGAGCAGACCCTCGGGCGCTGGGTGTTCGACGCCAGGGAGGAAGCCGGCGAGGATCCCCGGGCGCCGCGGACGCCGAGCTTCAAGGCGCCGCTGCCGCCTGACGTGCTCGGGTTCGTGGCCTTTGACGGGCCATCGCTCCTCGAGGAAGTCCGGGAAGCGATCGCGAAGATGGACACCCTCGACCAGGACAAGGGCCTGATCGCGCTCGCCGAACGGTACGCGCACATGATCACCGAGGTGGCGAAGCAGGGTGGCCGGGAGGCTGTATCTGTGATGTACCTCGGGCCTCACCTTTTCAACATGCTCCGGGAGCTTGGCGGCACGCCGATGCAGCGCGCTGGCGCTGGCAAGCCGACTGAGAAGAAGAAGAGCCGATTGGAGCTTCTGCGTGGAGGACGGGAGACGGGCTAAGCCGAACAAGCCCAAGCTGTACGGCAGCGAGACACCGCGGATCTACACCCCGGAGCGCCGGCCGCTGACGCGGGAAACCTCGAAGGGCTTCGAGTGCATCGACTTCGCCGAGCAGGTCCTCGATATTCCGTTGTTCCCCTGGCAGAAGTGGCTGCTGATTCATGCCCTTGAACTGAACGAGGATGGGTCCTTCCGTTTCCGGACGGTGGTTCTGCTGGTTGCCCGGCAGAACGGCAAGTCCACCCTGATGCAGGTCCTCACGCTGTGGCGGATGTACATGGACGCCGCGAAGCTGACAATCGGCACGGCCCAGAACCTGGACATCGCCGAGGAAGTCTGGCGTGGCGCGGTGGAGCTCGCCGAGGGCGTCCCTGAGCTGAAGGACGAGATCGAGCGGATCGACAAGACCAACGGCAAGAAGGCGCTGGAGCTCGCCAGCGGCGAACGGTACAAGGTGCAGGCGGCCAACCGCCGTGGCGGCCGCGGGCTGTCCGCCGATCTCGTCGTCTTGGATGAGCTGCGCGAGCATTCCAGCTGGGACGCCTGGGCGGCGATCTCCAAAACAACCATGGCCCGGTTCTTCGCCCAGGTCTGGGCGGTATCAAACGCCGGCGACGCGTCGAGTATCGTCCTGCGGTTCCTCCGGAACATGGCGCACATGGCCCTGGGCAACCCCGACAACCTCGAAGACGTCGTCATGCCGGACCTGGACGAGGGCGACGAGGCAGACGCCGACTCACTGGGTCTGTTCGAGTGGTCGATGGCGCCGGGCATGTCGATGTGGGACCGCCACGGATGGGCACAGTCCAATCCATCCGCCGGTCACGTGCCGAGCCTGGAGAAGGCGATCGCCGCAGCGGTGAAAGGCGAGCCTGAGGGGCTTGTCCGAACGGAGGTGTTTTGCCAGTGGCTGGACACGACCGCGGACGGCCCGTTCCCTCCAGGACGGTGGGAAAAGGGCGCGGACAAGAACGACATGATCGTCGGGAAGTACGCGTTCTGCGTGGATGTCTCGTGGGACCGCACGACGGCGCACATCGGGGTTGCAGGGTTCAACGCGGAAGGCGTCCTGCGCGTCCAGGTTGTCGCCTCTCGGTCCGGCACGTCGTGGGTGGGTCCGTGGTTCGATTCGCCTCCCGAGGGGCAGAGCGTCCCGCGCAAGCGCAATCCTGACCTGGTCGGAGTGACGCTGCAGAAGAACGGCGCCCCGGTGTCATCCCTGCTCCCCGAGCTGGAAGCCATCGACGACCTGAACGTCATCCCCTGGGAAGGCGCTGACCTGTCCCGATGGACCGGCATGTTCTACGACCGGGTCCGCGGACAAGAGATGGACGAGGACGGCGAACCGATCAAACCGGAGGACGTCGAGCCGGACATCAGCCACCCGGGCCAGCCCATCCTGAACGTCGCCGCCGCGACGGCGCTCGCGAAGCCGTCCGGGGACGCGTTCCTCTGGGACCGCGGGAAGTCCCCGAACGACGTCGCGCCTCTGGTGGCGGTGACCGGCGCGGCAGGCTGCTTCCTGGTCCATGGCACTGTCCCCGAGAAGGTCAGCAAGTACGAAACGCAGGACCTGCTGGTCCTCTGACGAAAGGGGTCCCGAATGGCTCGCAAAGACAGGCTGCTCCGGGATGCCGAGCGCGGAAAGTTCCTGATCACCATCGCCGCCGATGGGGGCGCTGAGGAGTCCTTCGAGGGCGTCCTCGTGGAGTGGGACGACGAGCACGTAGTTCTGGCCGCCGCGTTCTCGGTCGCTGAGACCGGGGACAGGCTGAAGCTGGACGGTTACATGTGGCTCCCCCGGCCGCGGATCAAGTACATGCAGGCAATCACAACCTAAGAGGAGGTCAAGTGTTCCTTTCTGATGGAGCCGTGGTCCCCAACCAGGTTGACACGATCGGCGACCGCACCCCGATGTTCGCGGACGCCTCCTACTACGCGTCCGGGTCGATGCAGCTCACGAGCATGTGGGCGGCTTACGGGGCGCTGTACAAATCCCAGCTTTGGGTCGGGACGGTGGTCCGGAAGCTGGCGATGGCCACGGCCCGGATGCCGTTCGACATCAAGCGTGCCGGTGATGGGAACAACCAGACCCCGGAGGCCGGCGACCTGACCGCGCTGATGCTCCGCCCGAATGCCCGCATGAGCGGCTTCAAGCTCTGGCAGTGGACGTCCTCCACCAGGGACATCTACGGCGAGGCGTTCTGGCTCAAGCTCCGCGACGACCGGGGCAGGGTCCGGGAGCTGCACCCGATGCACCCGACGAACGTCGTCGTCCGCCGTACGGCAGACGGCGCACTGGAGTATATCTACTCAGCCGGCGTCCGCGACGTGTCGATGCTTCCCCCGATCCCGGAATCCGACGTCGTCGCGTTCACCACCTACAACCCGGACACCCTGAACCGTGGCCTGTCCAACCTTGAGGGACTGCGGATGACACTCCTGAGCGAGGACTCATCCCGCCGGGCTACGGCCAGCTTCTGGGACAAGGGCGCCCGCCCCTCAGTGGTTCTCTCCACGGACGGCACACTCACCCAGGGTGCGATCGACCGGCTAAAGGCCCAGTTTCAGGCTTCGCACGGCGGCCCGGACAACATGGGCGGAACCGCTGTGTTCGAGGAGGGCATCAAGCCCACGATCATCCAGCTGAACATGGAGGAGATGCAGTACATCGAGTCCCGGAAGCTGAACCGGGAAGAGGTGTGCGCCGCTTACGACGTCCCTCCGCCCGTGGTGCACATTCTGGACCACGCCACGTTCTCGAACATCACCGAGCAGCTGCGGTCCCAGTACCGCGACACGATGGCTCCCCGGTTCGTGGACTTCGAATCCGTCATCGACCACCAGCTGGTCCCTGACTTCTACGCACCGGGCGAAGTGTTCACCCGGTTCAACATGGACGAGGTCCTGCGCGGTGACTTCGAGACCCGCGCCGAGGCGACGTCCAAGCTGATCCAGAACGGCGTCCTGAAGCCCTCCGAGGGCCGGCCAATGTTCGGCCTCTCCCCCGCAGGGGCCGAAGCGGACCAGCTGTACGGCAACGCGGCACTGGTGCCCCTCGGCAGCAACGCCGCAGCGCCCGGAGTCGCGACGGACGGAACACCGATCCCAACGCCCATGGCACCACCGTCGGCGGGGAAGGCGGTCACGGTTCGCACCGTGATGGGAAAACTCGCACGGGTCAAAGGCAATAAGCCCGCGATCCGCGAAGGCCTCGTCACCGAACACCAGGACGCGCTGGAGAAGTACTTCGCCCGGCAGCAGGACGCAGCGGTAGCCGCGGCGGAAGCCAAAGCCGCCGGCATCCTCGACCCGGGCGACTGGAATGACGAACTCAGCGCCACGCTCGGGACGCTGTCCACGGCAACGTCCAAGGCCCTGGGCGGGAACGTCGCCGAAACCCTCGGCGGCCAGTACAACCCGGACGACATCGCCGATTGGCTGGAAACCGACGCAGCAGACTCCGCCGAAGAGATCAACAGCACCACCGCTGACGAGATCAAGGCGGCGCTCGCGGCTGCGGACCCGGGCACGAGCGCCAGTGACGTCATCCGTGGCCTGTTCGAGGCCTACCTCGCGGCGCGGGTCATGCAGATCGCAACGTCCCGGGTCGGCATGGTCGGTGGCCTCGCGTCCCAGGTCGCGGCCCGGCAGAACGGCGCCGCGACCAAGACGTGGGTGGTGGCTGGCCGTAACCCGCGCCCCTCGCATGAGGCGATGGACGGCGAGACCGTTCCGCTCAACGAGCCGTTCTCCAACGGCATGAACGGCCCCGGTGACTTCTCCGGCGGCGCAGACGAAGTTGCGGGATGCACCTGCGACCTGAGCTTCAGTAAGGAAGGCTAGCCATGGGCATTGTCCGTAAAGACGCGACGATCACGAACACCGGAGCGGACGAGGACTTCCCCGGCACATTCGAGGTGGTCCTCTCTGCCCCGACGAAAGACCGGGACGGCGACACCCTGCTTCCGGAGGACTGGAAGACCCCGCTGCCCGATCACATCACGTTTGACCAGGATCACCTGATGTCGGTCGCGGGCACGGTCGGTTCGGGTGTCCCCCGGATCGATGAGAAGTCCGGTCAGCTGGTGGTGTCCGGGACATACTCCAGCCTCGCAAGGGCTCAGGAGGTCCGCACCCTCGTCAATGAGGGCCACATCCGCACCACATCGGTGGCCTTCATGTCCGAGAAGTCCCAGAAGGACGGCGTGACCGTCACAAAGCGGGAACTGCTCAACGGCGCGTTCGTGGCCATCCCGTCCAACCGGGAGGCCCTGGTGCTGTCCTCCAAGGGCGTGAAGGCCGGAGCGCGGAACAGCGCAGCGGACGCGGAAAAGATCCAAGGCATCCACGACCACGCGGCTGCCCTCGGTGCCGACTGCGCAGCCGCCAAGTCCTACCGGCAGCGCGCCACGGCGGCCAAAAGCATCGCCGGGTCGCTGGAGGCCACCCAAGACCGCGTCCGTGACGCTCTCCAGGACGCCAACCCCGGCGCATGGTGCTGGCTCCGCGGGACAGTCCCGGACGGCAACGGCGGCGGCTACGTCGTGTTCGAACTGGAGAACAGCGAAACCTACGACTGCGACACCCTCAAGCAGTCGTACACAGACGACGGCAGCGTGGTCACCCTCACGGGCGACCCGGTGCCGGTGGACGTGATGGAAACAGTCACGCCCGACCCCGATGAAGTTGCTTCTGATGCTTCCGGCACAGACCCAGCCCCCGCAGCCGGCGCCCCCGAGGCCCCCGCAGCCGGCGCGAAGTCTGCCCCCGTTGACGATGAGCCTTCAACCGATATAAGCACCCGGGCTGCACGGCTCCGGATGCTCCAACACCTCATTGAAGACTGATCCGGAAAGGAATCATCATGCCTACTCTGCTTGAAGCAAAGAACAAGGTCCGTGAACTGTCCAAGAAGGGCCTGGAGGTCGCAGAGTCGACTTCCATGACGTTCGCGGAGCAGAAGGCCGCTCTCGATCCCATCGAAGCGGACATCAAGCACTGGATGGAAGAAATCAAGTCCATCGAGTTCGTCGAGGAGAAGCGCAAGAGCTTCCTCGCCGCCGCCGGCAACGACTCCGGCGACGAAGCCCCCGCCGAGCAGCCCAAGGGCGCCGCCAAGTCCATCGGCGAGCAGTTCGTCCAGTCCGCGGGCTACAAGAGCCTCGTCCAGGGCGGACTGAAGGGCAACTGGAGCTCCGGCGACATCGAGGTCAAGACGACCCTCACTGAAGGCACCGCCGGCACCCCCGGCGGCGGCTACTCCACCATCCAGCAGCCCACCCTGCTGCCGGGCATGGTGGACATCAAGTTCCGCCCGCTGACCATCTCGGACCTCTTCCCCGGCGGCACGACCAGCACCCCGCTGATCCGCTACCTCGTGGAATCGGCCGTGACCAACGCAGCGGCAGCCGTCGCTGAAGGCGGGCTCAAGCCCGAATCCGCGCTGGCCTTCTCCAAGGTCGACGAGGTCCTGCACAAGATCGCGACCTTCCTCCCGATCTCGGACGAAATGCTCGAGGACTGGGCCCAGGCGCAGTCCTACATCGACGCCCGACTGATCCTCTTTGTCAAGCTCGCTGAAGAGGCCCAGCTCCTCAACGGCGACGGCACCGGCGCGAACCTCGTCGGCCTGCTCAACCGCCCCGGCCTGGCCACCACCATCGTCAAGGGCACCGCGCCCTCTGTCGCCGAAGACAACGGCATGGACGCGATCTACCGGCAGATCACCGCGATCCGCACCACCGCGTTCCTCGAACCGGACGCGATCGTCATCGACCCGCAGGGCTGGCAGACGCAGGTTCTCTCCAAGAACAGCCAGGGCGCCTACTACGCCTCCGGCCCGTTCGTCAGCGAGCAGAACCAGACCCTCTGGGGCAAGCGCGTCGCTGTCACCCCGGCGCTCGCCGCGAACAGCTCGCTCGTCGGCGCCTTCCAGCAGGGCGGACAGATCTTCCGCAAGGGCGGAATCACCGTGGAAGCATCCAACTCCCACGCTGACTTTTTCCAGAAGAACCTGACTGCCATCCGCGCCGAGGAACGCCTCGCGCTCGCCGTGTACCGTCCGGGCGCGTTCGGCCAAGTCACCGGGCTGTAGCCAGCCCTCCTGTTCCCTGCGGCCCCGTGCGTTTGCTCGGGGCCGCAGTATCAGCCAAATTGTGAGGAGTAATCATGGCCCGCAGAACAAAGTCTGAGGATCCGGATCTGTCGCTGGTGGAGTCCACCGGGAACGTCGAGTTCGACGACTCTCCGGTCACCGTCGAGCAGCCTGCCGAGAACCAGAGCACCAACGCCGTCGAGTACGAGGCACCCGGCACTACCGAAGTCAGCCACTACACGGAGGACGTCGTCGTGCGGGCCGAAACGCCTGGCCCGGTGACCTTCACGGTTGCTGGCCTGCCCGGAGTGCAGACGAAGGTCATCGAGCCGCCTGAGCCGAAGGCCGGCGAGCCGAACACAACCGCTGAGGTGAAGTAGCAGCCATGCCTTTCCCCGGCGGCGATGTTTTCCCCGGCGGTGGGCCCGCGCCGCTGGCCACCGTCGAGAATCTGGCCGCGTACGCTCAGCAGTCGATCGCTGCGGATGACGCCTCCGCGAACTTCCTGCTGCTCGTGGCTTCTGGCATGATCCGCGCTTACCTCGGGCAGACGATCACACAGGTTGTGGACGACGTTGAGTACGTGGATCCGGTCAACGGCCGGTTCGCTTCGCTGGCCCAGCTACCGGTGGTGTCGGTATCCAAGGTGGAATTCACCTACGACAGCGGCGAGAACTGGACGCTGGTGCCGGCAACCGCGTACAAGGTGTCACGGCGGCTCGGAACGATCACTGCCAGGCGCGGCAGCACCGTGCGATTGCCGTTCGATGAGGAGTCATGGCGGGTCACCTACACGCACGGCTTCGAAGAGGTCCCAGCGGAGATCGTCGGCGTCTGCTGCGGCCTGGCTGCCCGCTACTACTCGACGCCAATCGCGGTGGACATGGAGCGGGTCGGGCAGCGGCAGGTCAAGTACGCCATTGAGTCTGAAGGCTTCAGCGCCCTCGAATCCCTGGCTCTGTCCCAGTTCCGACTGGCGAGGCTCGCCTGATGGGCCGGGCGATTGGTCGGAAGACCATCGAGGTCCTGACCGCGCAGCAGACTCAGGACCCGTATTCGCAGGAGCTCGTAGACGACTGGACCCTGGAGCCCTCGGCGGTCACCGTCACCGGCTGCGAAGTCGAACCTGGAACCACGCAGGAATACCTGCTGAACCGGGACCAGGTACTGATCGCGTGGACCGTGTTCGCCCCGGCCGGCACGGCAGTCACCACGTATAACCGGGTCCGCTACAACGGCAACGTCTACACGGTCTACGGCCATCCGGCCGAATGGGATTCGCCCAGCGGCCGGCTCAACTACGTAGAGATCGTTCTGCAGGATTGGAGAGGCTGATGTTCCTCGGAAACGACACCGTCACGGTGCTGGAAGGCGGCGAAGAACTGGCCATCAGCGGCTGCCGGATCACCGGCAACCACGGCCTAGTCCCGTACCCACTGGAGGACAAGCAGGTGCTCCTGATTGGCGAGGACGGGCGCCGGTACGTGGCCCGGGACGTCGTCGCCTGGTACAACGCCGCCGGCGCCTTTGACCACGCCGAGGGCACCTTCGAGGCGGTGCAGGACGCCGATGGCGAACGTCAGGATTGAGTTCAACGACACCGCCGCCGGCCAGCTGCTGAAGTCCCCCGAAGTGCAGGCCGATCTGGAGCGGCGGGCCCGGGCGATCGCCGCAGCAGCGGGTGAGGGCGAATACGACATCACGCCGTCCATGACGCCCACCCGGGCCCGTGTCTCCGTGGGAACGGCAGACCACGCGGCCCGGCACGCCGAGGCCACCGGCCGGGCTCTGACCAGGGCTCTGGACGCCGGCCGTGGCTGAGGCCGTCAAGTTCCGGGACGTTGCGCTGCTGGTCTGCGCGTACCTCCGCAAGCCGCTGCTCACCGGGGTGCCCATCGTCTCCAGCATTCCCTCCACGCGCCCGCAGGAGTTCATCCTGGTGCTGCGCACGGGCGGGCCGAAGGAAACTCTGGTGTCAGAGGCAGCGCAGATCACAGTCGAGGCGTGGGCGCAGACCAAGGTCCGCGCCTCCGAACTGCTCAGTAACGCCCGTGCGCTGCTGAACGCCGCCGATGAATCCATCTACGGGGTCCGGGAATTCTCCGGCCCCGGTGACCTACCTGATCCTCAGACAGGCCAGTCCCGGTTCACCATGAGCTTTCAGGTCCGTGCGCGCGGCACGGTAATCAACGCGTAATCACCAAAGCCAAGGGTCCGCAAAACACCTTGGAAGGGGTTCAGTCACATGACGAACTCGATTAACAATGTTGTGGTTGGTAAGCCCCTTGTCACGGGCGGCGTCCTCGTGGCCGACAAGGGATCCACTCTCCCGACCGACGCCTCCACCGCTCTCGACGCCGCATTCAAGGCGGTCGGCTACGTCACCGATTCCGGCGTGGTCAAGTCCGAGAAGCGCAACACCGGCACGATCAACGCCTGGGGCGGCGACACCATCGCTGCCACCTCAAAGGGCTTCGACGTCACGATCAAGCTCGATCTGGCCGAATTCCTGAACAAGGTCACCCAGGGCCTGATCTACGGTGACGCGAACGTCGTCGCCACGGCTGCCACCTCCACCGCCGGCAACCTGCTGAAGGTCACCGTCACCTCGGCACCGACACCGCGCAAGGCATGGGTGTTCGAGATCCGCGGCGACGAGTCCAAAGTCCGCCTTGTCGTCCCGGACGGCAAGGTCATGGACACCGGCGACACGACGTTCAAGGACGACCAGATCGCCGCGGCCGCCCTGACCCTTCAGTGCTTCCCGGACGCATCCGGCGCCTACTACTACGTCTACACCGACGACGGCCAGACCACGGCCTAGTCCCCACATACCGGTTGGCCGGGGTTGTCATGCGGACCCTTGCCCCGGCCAACCGCCCCCTTCAATGAGTCCGCATTCTCCCAAGGAGTCCGCACATGGTTTTTCAGGTTCCCCCGTCCAAAGCATCCGTCAAGCAGAACCGGTTCGAGTTCCAACTCCCCGGGTCCAAGAAGACCTACTCAGTTCCCAAACTCCAGTACGTCAAGCCCTCGCTCGCCCTCCAGTTCGACGAACTCACGGAAGTGCAGATCGCGAACCTGCTGTTCGGTGAGTACCTGCCCGACGTGTTCCCGCTCCTCGAGGATGCCACACAGCTGGAGGCGCTGCTGGAAGCCTGGAAGGCCGCCTCGGAAGGCGTCGGCGTGGGGGAATCCGAGGCCTCTGCCGGTTCCTGAAGGAACACGGCGAGGCCGTTGAATACGAGCTGATCCGGCTGGGCCTGCGGCTCTCCTGGCTCGGCACAGAAGCGCTCAGCTGGCGGGACCTGCACGTCATCATCCGGCAGTCCCCCAAAGGCTCAGCCATCCACCGGGCGCATGCCGGCCCGGACCACATGTGGGGGCTGTCTGAGCAGCTCCTCGCGGCGATCTTCGATTCCCTCGCAATCGCCAACTGGCAGCGCGGCGGCGATGAGAACGCGAAGCGGCCCGAGCGGCTCCCCCGCCCGGGCGTGGAGAACAAGCCCGACGGCCAGATGCTCGTCCAAGGCAAGGGCGTATCGATCCAGGAAATGAACCGGCAACTGGGCTGGTAGCAATCCCCGCAACTTCATAGAGGAGGCCCAGTGGGCTCTGTAGAACTGGCCACAGCCTATATCGCGCTGGTCCCCTCCCTGAAGGGCGCATCTGCCGCGATCTCCAAGGAGCTTGGCGGCATCGACACCGCCGGAGCCGGGGCCGAGATGGGCAGGAAGACAGGGTCCGGCCTGCTCGGTGGCCTGAGAGGATTCGTGGCTCCCGCCGCGGCGATCCTGGGCGGCGGCATGTTCGCGGGCTTCATCGCCGACGCAGCGAAGGCCAGCGACGCGACCGACAAGTTCAAAGCGACGATGAGCTTCGCCGGGATGGACAGCAGCGCCATCACGAAGGCCGCGGCGGCAGCAAAGTCCTACGCTGACCAGACAGTCTACGACCTGCCAACGATCCAGAACATGACCGCCCAGCTCGCATCGAACGGCGTCAAGGACTACACCGGGCTGACCCAGGCCGCCGGCAACCTGAACGCCGTCGCCGGCGGTAACGCGGACACCTTCAAGTCCGTGGCCATGGTCATGACGCAGACCGCGGGCGCGGGCAAGCTGACCACCGAAAACTGGAACCAGATGGCCGACGCCATCCCGGGCGCCGCCGGTCCGCTGATGAAGGCCATGAAGGACGCCGGAGCCTACACGGGCAACTTCCGGGACGCCATGGCAGCCGGCGAAATCACCTCCGACGAGTTCAACGCGGCTCTCATGAAGCTTGGCAAGGACCCAGTCGCGGTCGAAGCGGCCAAGTCCACCAAGACCTTCGAGGGCGCCATCGGCAACCTCCAGGCCACCATCAACTCCGGGCTTATGTCTGCACTGGACGCCTTGAAACCGGCTATCACCGGCGTCATCAACCTCATGTCGAAAGGCCTGGGCGCGGCCTTCGATGCCACCGGCGCCGCCGTCGCCAAACTTGGGGCAGCGTTCACGCTGCTGAGGACCGGAAACTTCACCGGGGGAATCCGGAAGACCCTCGGACTCGAAGAGGACTCCGCCATCGTCGGAGCACTGCTAAACATCCACGGCGGAATCAAAGCCATGTTCGCGGCCTACAAAGCCGGGGACGGCGACGTAACGTCCAGCGGCTTCGCCGGCGTCATGGAACGCGTCGGCAACCTCGCCCGCGAGGTCACCGGCGGCTTCCGTGCAATGTTCGCCGCCTACAAAGCAGGCGACGGGGACGTCACGTCATCCGGGTTCGCCGGGTTCATGGAACGGGTCGGGAACATGGCCCGCGAAGTGACCCGCGGGTTCACAGCCATGTTCGCCGCCTTCAAGGCAGGCGACGGTGACGTCACCTCCTCCGGCTTCCCGGGCCTGATGGAGCGCGTCGGCTTTGCACTGCGCGAGGGCGTCGGCGGCGTCCGGGCCTTCTTCGCCGCCTTCAAGGCAGGCGACGGGGATGTGACCTCGTCCGGCTTCGCCGGCCTGATGGAGAAGCTCGGCGGGCAGGCCCGGAAGCTGGCTGACAGCGTCGGCCCGGTGCTGCGCAGCGTATTCGCCGCGGTCGGTCCGCTGCTGCGGCAGCTGGGTGCTGCTGTCGCTCCCCTGGTTCCCCAGCTGATCCAGCTCTGGTCCGCAGCATCCCCGCTTCAGATCGTGTTCAAGTCCCTGGCGCCCGTACTCCCGCAGCTGCTGTCCGTCTTTGGGCGGCTCGCCGTCGTGGTCGGCGGGACGCTCGGGGCGGCGCTGAAGCAGCTCGTGCCAGTGTTCGTCCAGCTCCAGGGCGTGTTCGTCCGGGTCTTCCAGCAGGTACTCGCGACGGCGCTGCCGGTCATTGTCCGGCTGGTGACGATGCTGGGCCAGACCTTCACTCAGCTGGTCCCAATCATCGTCCCGATCATCACTACCGTTGTCTCCCTGGCGTCCACCCTGATCGCGCAGCTCGCGCCGATCCTGATGCGGCTGATCGGGGCGGTGCTTCCGATGGTTGTGACGATCTTCGGCGCCGTGGCCGCAGCCATCGGCCCTCTGATCCAGGTCATCGCCGGCCTGCTGATCCCGATCATCCAGGCGCTCATGCCCGTCGTGGTGACCGTGTTCGGGGTGATCGCGAACGTGATCACCTCGGCGATGCAGATCGTCCAGGGCATCATCATGGTGGTCACGGGGATCATCACCGGCAACTGGTCCCAGGTCTGGAACGGGATCCTGAGCATCCTCAGCGGCGTGTGGAATACGATCACCTCGCGGATCTCCGGAGCGATTGGTATCGTCGGCTCCCTGATCGGTGCCGGCCTGGGCATCGTGCGCAGCGTCTTCACTTCCGTGTGGAGCGGTGTCGTCGGTTTCCTCGGTGGGATCTGGGGCAGCATCACATCCGGCGTGTCAGGGATGATCGGCAACGTCATCGGGTTCTTCGGTGGACTGCTCGGAAAGATCACCGGGGCGATCGGAAACGCGGCCGGCGCTTTGTTCGGGATCGGCCAGAACATCATCCAGGGCCTGATCAACGGCATCAGCTCCATGATGGGCGCGATCGGAAACGCGATCATCTCCCTCGTCCCGGGCCCGATCGTGGGCGTGTTCAAGGACCTCCTCGGGATCCGGTCCCCGTCGCGGGTGTTCCACGCCTTCGGTGGGTACATCGGCCAGGGCCTCATCAACGGCCTGAACGGGTCGATCTCCCAGATCCGGTCCACGACCTCGAAGATGGCCAAGGAGATCATCGCCGCCTTCGATCACCACGCCATCACCCGTGGCGTGGAGAACCGGCTGCTGAACACGATCAACTCGACCAACCGGTCACTGGTCGGCCTGGCGAACCGGCGCGACGCGATCCTGTCCCGGCTGAAGACCGCGTCCAAGTCCTACGCGGACGCGCTCAAGGTCCGCAACGATTACGCCGCGTCCGTCAGGGACGACGCGCTGGGCGGAGTGGACGCTTCCCAGTCCCGGAACCTGGTCAAGAGCCTCACGGACCAGATCACCAAGACGAAGGAGCTCTCCTCCACGCTGGCGTCGCTGAAGAAGCTCGGGCTGGACTCGACCACGTACAAGCAACTCGCAGACGGCGGCGTGGATTCCCTCAAGTCCGCGCAGCGGCTACTGGCGACCGGGAAGTCCGGCATCGCCAACGTGGTCTCCCTTCAGAAGCAGCTCGGGGCGGCGGCCAAGGGGCTGGGAAACACGGCGGCGGACAACCTGTACGGCGCCGGCGTGAACAGCGCCAAGGGCCTCGTGGACGGGCTGAAGTCCCAGTCCGCGGCGATCAGCGCGCAGATGGCCAAGATCGCCGGGTCCATGGTCGGCGCGATTAAGAAGGCACTGGGGATCCGGTCCCCCTCGACGGTGTTCCACGGCTTCGGCCAGAACATCGTCCAGGGCCTCATGAACGGCGTGGACACCCTCTCCGGAGACCTGAACACCCAGATGGGCGCCCTGGTCACCGTCCCGAAGGCCCCGGCGTTCGGACGGGCCGGGGCGGCGCTCCCGGTTGGTGGGCGCGGGAACGTCACGAACAACAACAGCTACACCATCAACCAGGTGGACGACCCGATCGGGACGGCGCACGCGATCTCGCGCCGCCAGCGTTCACTGACCGTCTAGGAGGACTCCATGCCCTACCCGAGTCCGCTCACGTACCCGGCAGGCCTGCTGTACCCGGGGGTTGCCGCGTATGGGAACATCGTCGCCGTCAACGGCCTCGTCATGAACGCCACCGACGACGACGATTGTCTGTTCGTGCTCTCCGCCTTCGACGGGTGGGGATCTCCGGGGTCAACGGTGGAGCTCTCGCAGCGGGCCCGCGCCAACGGGGCCACCGAATCCGAGGCGTACCTCAAGCCCCGAACCATGAGTCTGGCCGGATCCATCACCACCATGGACCCGGCCAGGCTCTCCACTGCCGTGGACGAGCTGCTCGCCGCGATCACCGTCGCACCGTTCACGGTCTCGGTCAACGAATCAGGGCGCATCCGGTCTCTCACGGCGCGCCGGCAGGACGACGTCATTGTCAACTGGCTCAACGCCTACGAGGCCGAGTTCAGCGCCCAGATCGTCGCTAAGGACCCGCTCAAGTACGGGGATCTCGTCGCCGAATCCACGGCGCTGCCGTACTCCAGTGGCGGCCTCATCCGCCCGTCCACGTGGCCGCGCACGTGGACGGGGGTCTCTGGCACTGGCACCGTCAGCATCACCAACGACGGCAATGAGCAGTCACCTGCGTGGCTGCGGATCGACGGACCCATCCCGGCCGGCGGCTGGGCCGTCACCCACGTCGCCAAAAAGCAGTCCCTCACCTTCGCCTCATCGCTCGCGCTCGCCGCCGGAGAGTTCGTCACGGTGGACATGGAACGCCGCGAGGTCCTCGCCCAGGGGCAGGCGGCCCGTGCCGGCTACGTGACGTCCCGGGGCTGGTTCTCCCTCGATCCGGGAGAGAACGACATCGCATTTTCGGCGCAGAACTACTCATCGACGGCGCGAATGACCGTCACCACCAAACCGGCCTGGTCTTAGGAGCATCCCATGACGATTACTTTGCTTGCCCCGGACGGGGTGGCTGTCACCGCCCAGCAGGAACGCCAGGCGAAGGCAGCCCTGAACGGTGGTGGCTTCGGGCGGCCCCTCGGCGGCCGCTCCGGCTTCCGGGCGGACACCCCCTCCACCATCCTGTCCGTGACGTCAACGACGTGGACGCTGCAGCCCTGCTCGGCCCAGCTGGACCCAGGGTTCGCCACGCATCAGGGCATGTACGGCTGGGCGTCCGATCAGAACGTCACCGGCGCGGTCACCGCGGCGGACGCCACGTACCCCCGCGTGGACATCGTCTACATCCAGGTCAATGACTCTTCCGCTGGGGACGGATCGGGCGCCACAAGCGCCCCTGTGCTGTACCTCGCCGGGACGCCGGGAGCTACGCCGTCCGCGCCCGCACTGCCGGTCCGGTCGTTCCTCGTCGGTACCATCAACGTCCCGCAGGCCGGCGGCGGCGCCCCGACAGCGACGCTGAACACCGCCCGGTTCGTCGCCGCCGGTGCGCGACTGCCAGTGAACTCGGCTGCTGAAAGGCCTTCTGCCCCGGCGGTGGGGCAGGAAGTGACCCGGCTGGACCGGAACAACCACGTCCAGCAATGGAATGGGACAGCGTGGAAGTGGGTGTCCCGACCGGAACGCTACTACGCAGACGTCAGCACGTTCTCCACGACGCAGAACCAGTCAGCGAAGCTGATCGGCTCGGTTACCACGGCCCCGACGCGGCCCTACGCCACTCAGGTACGGGTGAATGGAAGGCTGACGGTCATCTCCGGCATTATCAACGCCGGCGTCCTCCAGCTGCGCGTTTGTGTGTCAGCGGCGGTCAGCGCAGCCTCCTCGGCTCAGGCCCGGGCGCTGCTGCCGTTCACAGCCCCCGGGAACTACTACGACACCCGCGGCGCGGAGACTGACTGGATCCCGGTCGCCGCCAACTCCCAGCCCCTGCCCCGGATCTGGATCGACCACGTTTCCGGGTCCGTCAATGAGGGCGCCGTGAACAGCGTGCAGGACGGCCACCTGTGGGCTGAAGTGCTCCCGGCGGACGACTAGGGAGGCCCCGGGAATGAACGAGGATCTTCCCGCCTGGGTGGGGCTCGCCTCGCCCGTGGGCACGGCGCTGGCCATGTTCTGGCTCGTGTTCACGGGCAGGCTGATTCCGCGGGCCTCACACAACGACGTCGTCCGGGTGCTGGAGAACCGCAACGCGGAAGTCACCACCGACCGGAACAACTGGCAGGCAGCCGCGACCCTCGCCAACAAGACGAACGCCGATCTCACGACGACGAACTCCAAGCTCATCGAGACCGCAGAATTCTCCACCCACGTCATGTCCGCCCTGCAAGACGCCGGAGGTGACCGTGCTGTTTCGGCGCAAGAGAAGTAAACCCCCCGAAGTGCCGACGACTGAGCACGTGGACCACGCGCTCGCCGATGCCGCGCTCATGGAAGCCGTGCACGCCCACCAGCAGGCCCAGGCCCAGGCTCAGCAGGCCAAGAACGTCGTCGCCGAACTCAAGCAAGTTAACATCCGGAACGGGTTCGCCCCGGCCATTGTCGAATCCGTCATCCGCAAGCATCTAGGAGGGGCCGCATGAAGGCTATCTACATCGGCTACCTCGCAGCGTCCGTGTGCATCTCGCTGCCGTTCATCTACTGGATCACCGCCCCGGACTGGTGGAAATCCCGCGCCGGCCGGGCCTTGATGATGCTCCTGGGCTCCCTCGCCGCGCTGCTCCTGCTGCTCCTGACCGCCGGGATCTTCGGTGACTACCCGGCCCGGGAATTCGTCCGATACGCCGTCTACGGCGGCGTCCTCGTCGCCGGGGTCCGGCTGGCCGTCCTGTTCTTCCAGCTGCGCTTCGGCGCGGACTGGGCCAACAACCGAGGAGAAAAACGATGAGTGAGTACTGCCCCGGCGCTGTCCAGGTGCCACAGGCCGGAGGCGGCGGCCTCGACATCAGCCTGCCGCCCCGGGCCGTCTGGCACATCACCTGGGACGCCCTGCGCGCCGACGGCTCCCAACCGGAGTTCTCCGCCGTCGCCAATTACCTCCAGAACCAGGCCTACTGCCCCCACATCATGTGGAATCCCTTCACCGGATACATGGAGCAGTACTACCCCGCCTCACAGTCAGCCCGGGCGCTCGCCGCGTGGAACCAGGACGGCGCGGCCTGCGTCCAGATCGAGACGTTCTTCACCCCGGGATGCGTCGTGGACGGAGTCCGCTATGACACCGTAGCCGATACTCCGCTGAAGGGCTTCGACACCCTGCTGCGCTGGTTGGACGGCCTCGGCATCCCCCGCGTCTGGCCGATGGGTCCGCCCCAGTGGCAGGGGAACTCCCGCGACCCGGGAGTCTGGAACGCGAACGGCGGCCACTACGGGCACTGCAACGTACCCGACAACACCCACACAGATCCCGGCCCGATGCCGGGTCTGGCACGCATCATCACGCAGAGCGCCGAGGTGGCGCCGGCACCGGTAAAGGAATCGGAAATGCCCACATACACCCGCATTGGCACGATCAGCCGCCGGCCCGGCGCAACCAAGCTGGAAGCCGGGAAGGCCTGGTACCTGAAGGACAAGGCCGGGACCGTCAACCTGAATCTGGCCGCCGGCACGGGAGGGCTCGGCTCCTATGACGTCGATCTCTTCCTCCAGGGAACGGGGCTGCCCGCCGGCGAATCGATTACTGTCCAGTTCGCCCTGGTCAACGGCAAGGACCGGTCCTGGTACTTCACCCAGAAGATCCACGGCAGCAGGGACGGACTCTTCCGCGGGAACGCCCGGTTCAAGATGCCCATCCTGAAAGCCGCCCGCCTCGAGGTCGCCGTGACCTCCTCCACCAGCGGGCCCGACCTCACCACCTACGGCGCCGACGTCTACGTCTGGCAGTAAGGAAAGAAACACCATGGATGCACTCAACCCCGACGCCCTAGCCGCGCTCGCGGCCCTCGGGCCCGTCGCCCTCTGGCTGCTCGCCGTCGGCTTCTTCTCCCCGCTGGTCATCGCCATCATCCAGCAGACCGCCTGGTCCGCACGGAGGCAGGCACTCGTGGCCTTCGCGTTCTACCTCGTCGTCGCGGCGGTGACAGCGTGGCTGCAAGGGATCTTCACAGCGTTCGGTCTCGTGACGGCGTTCCTTGTGATCTTCGTGACCGCCGCAACCGCCTACCGCAACCTGTGGAAGCCCACCGGCATCGCCCCCGCCATCCAGTCCGCCACCACGGTCACTGACACACCAGCCGTCCAGGACACCGGCGCCGCGGTCCCCGCCTACCCGACGGAAACCAGGGAGCCGGACCCCGCGCCGGCGGTAAGCGAGGGACCCGCCCACCGGGCCTAGTAACATTCGCAGGCGGCGACGTAATTTTCTAGGTCGAGCACGCAAGTCAAGACCGATAATACATCCCGCACAATTTCATAGGAGGCAGCGGTGGCGCTCTCTTGGCTTGCAGTGAACGCGAACAATGGGAGCATCATCGCTGACCTCCCCGACCTCAAGGTGGATGGGGCGCTGAAGCAGACGCTGATGCGCTACGAGTCCCAGACGGCGTCCCTTCCGCTGGGCAGCGCCCCGCCGAACTGGCGGCAGGCCACCCGGAAGGGCGCCGTGTTCCTCGTCGCCCTGGACGAACCGGACGAGAACAACAATCAGCGGCCGCTGTGGGGCGGCCTCGTCGTCCAACGGGTCACCAACGCCGGGTCGGAGGTGAAGTTCAGCCTCGTGACCGCAGAAGGCTACTTTGACCGGGTCTACGTCGGGGACGTGTCATTCACGAACCAGCCGCAGAACCTCATCGTCAAATCCCTGATCGAGACCTACGCCATGACCGGGACCAAGCGCGGCCTGCCGATCAGGGTGCAGCTCGTTGGCGGCAACGGCCAGATAATCGAGGATCAGGAATACCTGGACACCGACGACAAGACGCTCTACTCCGCCCTGGGAGACCTGTCCGGGCTCTCCGGCGGCCCGGAATGGACCGTCGGCTGGGAATGGGTGGACTCCCAGACCCTGGGCCTCGTCGCCTACGTCGGGGACCGGATCGGCAAGACAGCCCCCACCGGGCTGGGCCCCGCCGCGCAGTTCCACCTCCCCGGAGACGTCACCGAGGCCGAACTGACCGAGGACTACGGATCCGACCAGGGCGCCAACGACGTCATGGCCGTCTCCTCCGGCACCGGCGACTCACGCCCCCAGTCCCCGCACCAAACCAACTCCACCGACCTCCGGCCCCGCTTCGAACACCGCTACACACCCTCAACCTCCATCGACAGCGATTCGGTCCTCACCTCCCACGCCCAGCGGGCGCTCGCGGCCATGAAGGACGGGTCCGTGGCGCTGGCGATCACGGCGAACCGGGCCGAGGCCCCGCAGCTCGGGGTGCAGTGGTTCATCGGCGACGATGTCGGCTTTGACCTGACCGCGCCGGCGTGGCCGGACGGGATCAGCGGCACGGCCCGCGCCGTCGGCTGGGAGCTCACCGACACCACCGTCACACCGCTGGTCGATGTGACCGGCATTGAAGGGATCGACTAATGCCACAGCCCGGGCTGCCCGGATCGCAGTTCCCGTCCGAGGACCAGATCGTCCGCATGATCAAGGACCTGACCCGGCAGGTCCAGCAGTTCAGCGCCGCGAACGTCCTCGCCACGGCCGGCATCGGCACCATCGCCGACGGCGTCCTGGTCAAAGGCCAGATGCAGTTCAAACGGGCCGACAGCACCCTGGGCGTGTCCGTCAACCCCACGGACGGGACGTTCGTCGCCTATGACGCCGCCGGCACCGCCCCGGTGGCCCGGTTCGGCGCCCTGGTGGAGACCGCGCCCGGGTCCTACGGGGTGGAGGTACTGGTCGGCTCCACGTGGGTGCAGGTCGGCGCGCAGACCACCACCTGGGCGTCGGTGTCCGGGAAGCCGTCCACGTTCCCGCCCTCATCCCACACCCACCCCGGCGGTGACATCACCTCCGCCGTCGCGAACGCCACGAACGCGTCCGAGGCCACCCACGCCGGACAGTCGGACGGGTCCCAGTACGGGTGGACGAACACGGTGGGCGGAACCGAGTTCTACGCGCTCTGGGTCGGCAATGACGGCGGCTTCCATTTTGGCCGGAACACGTCCTCGATCGAGTACAAGGAGAACGTCCGGGCGCATTCCATCGACCCGGCGAAGGTCCTGGGCCCGCAGCCGGTGCTGTACGACAGGAAGCCCACCTATCCCCCGGTGCTCACCGCGGACGGGCAGCCCGCCGAGGGGCCGGTACAGGAGATCCCGGGCCGGAAGAACGAGTACGGCTTCATCGCCCAGCAGGTCGCCGAGCACATCCCGGAGCTGCTGACCTGGTTCGACGGGAAAGTGGACGGACTGCGCTACGAGCTGCTGGTCGTCGCCCACCAGGACCTGCTCCGCAACCACGAAAACCGGCTCCGGGCGCTCGAGGGGCTGCCGCCGCTGGAATGGCCGGCCGCCCAGCCGAACGTGCCCGCCCCGGGCGCGCCGGATATTGAACCTACCCCGCTGCCCTACACGATTCAGGAGTAAACGATGACCAAACGCAATTGGGTGGACGGGGCCTTCGGGAACACGCCGCTGAACGCCGCCCGGCTGAACGCGCTCGAAGACGATCTTCAGGCGGCGCTGGTGCAGCTGGCCCGGGACCCGTCCCAGCTGTTCTCCGGGGCGGTGACCAGGGACGCCGGCGGCGCGCCCGTCTCGGCTGCCGTGACATGGCCGGACGGCGCTGCCGGCATCTATTCCGGGACGGCATCCACGGCGTTCCCGGGCGCAGTGGACGCCTACACCGTGACCCGCACCGGCACGCCCGTGGTGACCTACACCCAGCCCGCCGTCACCCGCGACACCGCGGGGAACATCACCAACCGCCCGCCGATCACGGTCAGCTAGGAGACACCATGAGCTTTCTTGACGTTCCCGGCGTAAAGCCCGGCCCCGCCCTGGACGCCGCCGTCACCGCCTTGCAGCAGGACCCGGCGAGCAACTTTTTTGCGGCAGGAAATGCCACTTATGCCACAAGGGCCAGCGCTCCGTTCACTATCAATTCGACTGACGCGAGCGGCAACCCGACGTCGATCACGTACCACCTCACCGGTGGGGATTTGGTAACGACCTACACCTACGGGGTCAATGGCATCGCCACGGAAACTACGGGCGGGCAGACGATCACCTACACCTACGACGCCGCCGGCAACATGACAGGAGCTGCATGATGGACGCTGTAACCCTCGCCATGGCCAAGGCTGATACCAAGAAGAACTACAACAAGAACCGTAAGGGCTTCGCTCCCGCGGGGACGGCCTTCCAGCGGCTCATGGCCACGCTCGATGAGGGAAAGGTGTCTTGCGGCCTCACCATCAACGGTGACTCCACCGGCAAGACGGCGGGCAACACGCGCTGGCCGGAAATCGTGGGGCCATGGCTGGCGGACCAATTCCCGAATTACGCCGTGCAAATCTCGCACTGGGACCTCGCCACGCTGACCATGCTCCCGCCAGTTACACTTTCCGGCACGCCATCAGCGCGCTCTGTCCGGATGCTCAACGCACCCGGTGGTCTCCATCACCCCGGATACGGCTATGTCCTCGCCGGAGACCTAGACATCCGAGTGAAAGTCTCCTTCCCGCAGTGGCCCATCGTGGACGACACCAAAAACCAAATCGCTTCGCGGTGGGGCAACGCTGCCGGACTGAACTCCTGGGACCTCTTTGTGCAGACCAATGGGCGCTTCCGGCTCAAGTGGTCATCTGATGGACTCAACCAGGCGGCCACCGCGCCCAGCTCGCTACCCATCACCCCGACGCCCAACGTCCCGATCTGGTTGCGCGCCACGCTGACGCTCGCCACCGGAACAGTCGCGTTCTACACGTCCACGGACGGAACCAGCTGGACCGCCCAAGGATCCACTGCCGGTGCCGGAGCGACCACGCTCTACGACGCCTCAACTCAGCACTACATGCTTGGGTCCACGGGGACGTCCCCTGGAACATACACCGCCACCATTGACGACGCCACGTTCTACGGGCTCGAAGTCAGGGACGGCATCGGCGGCCCGTCCGTCGTGCCGTTCTGCGCTGACACCTACGTGCCGGGAACCTTCAATGCGGTCAACGGCGTGACCTACAGCGGGAAGCCCGTACTGACAATCAGCAACGGCTCTTGGCCTGGCGCTGCACTAGTTCACATGGACGACCCCGCGAACCGACCTAAGCTCAACCCGCTCTGGCACAACCCAATGGTAGAGGTTTTCAACCTCGCCCATAACGAGGGGGTGAAGACGGGAAAGCCCTACCTGGCCTTGTGGGATTCCTACCTCGCCAACCTCAAGACGAGGTACGGGGGAACCATGAGCTTTGCCCTCATGACGCAGAACCCCAAGGTTCCTGGGCTGGCCGGCTACGTGGACGCGCATGCCATGCGCCGACGTGACCTGCTCGGCTGGGCGCAGCGCAACGGTATCAGCGTCATCGACGTGTACAAGGCCTTCCTCGAATCCAGCACCCCGCTGACCAGCTTGGTCGACCCCGACGGCATCCACCCGTCCGACGCCAGCGGCTCTCCGCTGTGGGCTAATGTCGTGAAGGACTACCTGACGGGCAAGATAACTGCTTAGGCCTATTTCACCGAGACAACAGCGAGCAGGGCATCGGCAATCTTCCGGTGCCCTGCGTCGTTCGGGTGGTTGCCATCGGTCTTTGCGCCGTCCCAGTGCGGGATGCCCGGCTTGGACATGTACTGTGCCTCCCCATAGAAGGCGGACAGCGGAACGAACCGACCGCCGCGCTTCGTGCATTCAGTCTCAATGGTGGAATCCATTGCGAACTGAACAGCACTTCTCTTCCACACTCCGGCGCACACCAGCGCCGCTTGGGGCGATGCGGCACGGACCGCGTCAAGATACTTGGGGTAGTCAACCTGGAACCGCTCCGGCGTGCTCTTGTACACGTCATTTGTACCAAGCTCCACCACCAGCAGGTCATGGTTGCCGGCGTCGTCCTGGATCATCGGGTAAATCTCCGACGTCGTCCGCCCGGACTTAGCAAGGCTCGCCGCCTCAACGGGAACTGCCTTTTCCCATGACGCGACCATCAGGCTGCGGAACGACTTCTCAGGCGTGGATGCATCGCGGCCCACAGTGAGCGAGTCACCCGAGAACAGGACCCGCAAGGTGTCGCCGTGCGGCACACTCAAGGGCGGAGTGACGGTGGGCGTCGGCGTGGCCAGCACGCGGTTCTTGTTGTAGTAGTCGGCTACCTTCTGCGACACAGGCGGCGTCTCGGCGGCGCAGCCAGTGACGGCGGACAACAGCAGTGTCATGGCAGCAGCAGTTAGCAGGCGAGAAAGGCGCACGAGTCCCCCAGGTCAGATTCGGATTGCAGGTAGTTTACGGGAGCTCGGCGGCCACGTGGCGCGCATAGGCGGCATGACCCTCCGGGGTCAGGTGCAGCCCGTCATCGATGTAGGTCAGGTCATGCCAGCCGAGGGCTGAGATGTAGGTACGGCCTGCCGTCTCGGTGGCGTCCTTGATGGCAGCATCAGTCGGGGCTTCGTCTGTGACCTTCGGGGTATCGGCGGGGCCGATCACGATCACGGTCTTGATCGCCTTCGCCTGGTCAAGGATCTTGGTCACGGCTTTGGTCTCGGTTTCCGCGTCCCTGCCATGGTCATTCAGGCCGCCTTGGATGATCAGTAGCTGCGGCTTGGACGAAACGACGTCAGCGATGCGTGACGCGAAGTTGTGGGTGACGCATGGGCCGCCGTTGAGGAATCCTGTACCGCCGATAGCATCTAAACCGACAGCCCACTTCTCCGATTTGGCCAGAGTAGGCACCCACCCGGTGGACGGGTCTGGCAGGTGCTCGCCGGCGGCATAAGAGTCGCCCAGGACAGCCACCTTCACAGACCCGCCGCCAACGGCATGGATAGCGCCGGCGCTCTTGATGCCCGCTTTGATGGACTCGCACAGGGCGGCCTGTGCGCGGACGTCCTGATCCTCCTGGATGTTCTTCCGCATCTGAATTGCAGCGGCAGTACCACCGCCAAGAACGGTCACGCCGACAACGGCGCCTATGATGACACGACGAAAGCCCAAGGGTCCCCCAAAATCGTTAAGTGATCGGCAACATTCTACGGGGATCCCCGTGGAGTCAATTGTCGAGCATAGTTTCGACTTCGCCCCACACGTGAGACCCGCCGCAGGCGGAGCAGTCCGACGTGTTGTTGCTCAGCTTGCTCGACTGGTACGAGATGGCATCCATGCCGACCCCGGTTGGTACGTAGGTGTTCTTCACGGGACATTTCATCATCAAGTTGGCCATTCGCCAGAGCGTACCAAACTTCGCTCCGAGAGCGGCCCACAAGACCGGTTAAGTTCCCCTAGTGGAGCAGGGCGTTCTGGGCCTAAACTGGCAGGACCGCTAAGACACATGGAGAAAAGCCCCCCGGCGCTGGAACGCCGGGGGGCTTTGTCGTGTGTCCGCCTAGTTTGCGAGCATCAGGCGCTGCAGTGTTTCCTTGACCGTCTTGGCTTCGCCGTGGGAGACGCGGAAGTCGATGGTGTTGCCCGGGACGATGACGCTGACCGTGGTGTTGGTCAGGCCCTTCTTGGACGTGATGCTCGTGATCGAACGGACGGGGATCATCTCGGTGTCCTTGTTGCGGACGCCGGTGGCGAGCATGGACAGCCCGCCGGTTACCAGGCCGGCGGCCAGCTTTCCACCGGACAGGCCCGCCCTGGTCCATTCCACGCGGTCGGGGTAGATGGAGACGTTGGCGTTCTTGCCGGCGATGTGGGACGTGAAGGAGTGGAGCGGCTTTTCGGACATGTGGCGGAGACCCCCTGGTAGACGTTTGATCGAAATGTATCAGGGCGCGTCCGCATTGTCCCTGAGTCGCTGGGTGGAGTTTGTTTTGAGCGTTGTAACACTGGGGCTAAACTGAGTTGCGCGTCCGGCCCCAGTAGCTCAGGGGATAGAGCAGAGGCTTTCTAATCCTCCGGTCGGGGGTTCGATTCCCTCCTGGGGCGCAACGCGAAAAGGCCGGGCACTTCGGTGCCCGGCCTTTCTCTGTGTCTAGGCGGCGCTGGGTAGCTGCCGCCGCCCAGACTTCTCCGGGATCGTGATGGGCGGCAGCTGGTCGAAGCCGTGGCGGATGCCTTCGGGACGGAGCTTGAGGTAGATCGTGGTGGTGTCCATGTTGGAGTGCCGCATGCTGCGCTGGACGACGAAGTCGCTGACGCCGGCCTCGTGCATCTCGGTGGCCAGGGCGGCACGCAGGTCGTGCGGCCGGTGGTTCAGGCCTTCCCGCTTGATCGCCTCCCCGATCAGCCCACTGACGGAGTTGCCCATAATGTGGCCCTCACCGGCGGCAAAGAGCTTGTTGCCGGTCCTGTTCGGGAACCAGTAGGCATCCCTGGGCATCCGCAGGAACATGGGCCACGCAGCGGCCGGAACGGGCAGGGTGACCTCTTTGCGGCCCTTACCAATTGTCCTGATGGTCCGGGTCGCCCAGTTCACGTCCTTACCGTGCACGGCGGCGATCTCTGAGACACGTAACCCGAGGTAATAATGAAGGGCAACCATCGCCCTGGTCTTCCGGTAGATCCCGCCGGCAAGCAGCTGGTTGATCTCCTCCACCGTGAACGGGTTCGGTTCCCGCTTCCTCGTCGCGACCCTGGGCAACCTATAGGCGGGGTTGTCCATCCGCAGCTCCTCGTCCTGCATCCAGGCGAAGAACGTATGTAGCCCTGACCGGCGATGGACACGCGTCGAATTCGACCAGGCACGGCCGGCCATCCACACAATGAGTTCTTTCCTGGTCACCGTGTACAGGTCAACGTCACGGGCCAGCTGCCGGATGAAGATCAGGCGCTCGCGGATGGTTTTGGGTGTCAGGTCGGCTGCTTTCATGCAAGCAGTCCAGTATTCAAGCGTGTCGTTCGTGTTCATCGGTGCCCCCGGCGTCTATAGTTTGCGGAACGGTTTGTCAGCGAACTGTTTCTACACTGATTTGGCTGATTTTTCTGGCCGATATTCTGGAAGTTTTGCCTGCTCAGGGCCTGCTTTGCAGGCCCTTTTGTCTTTGTTTTTGCCCATCACCGCAGAGGGAACAGAGGGAGTTTGGGAGGTGAGACTTCTGCCTTCTGGTCCGGTCCAAAAGCACAGAGCTGTGCTGGTGGGATTACGGACTGGAAGACAGAAGAGTCGGGACAACTGGACACCGCGTCGGTCACGTCGGTCGTCGGTCGGCTCGTATCTGGCTCAGGGCATTACTCCTGGGCAGTGGCGGCATCCGGCAGCGTGGTGGCTGCCGGGCGGTATGTGTGCAGATCTGGCGGCCCGGCTGGGCCCACTGTAGGTGCTGGCACTTCTTCGATTCCACGGGATTGCTCTTCCGGGTGAACACCCTGCCTGCACACGCGACATTGGAACTGGCTCTGACCCAGTAAACAGCCCGAAAGAGAAGGCTTAGCGTGTTGTGTGGCGTGCTGCTGCCAGGCGGGGTAGCCGTACCGCCTCGGTTATGTGAAGGCAGCACAGCTAAGGGCATGGTTTTTGGGGACGGCAGTAGATAGACTTGTGCCGCAGCCAGAGTTCCGTAGCCGGGAGCTGGTTGCCTCGCCGGTCGGATGCTCGAACATCCGGCCGGCATTACTTTTGAATTTTCAGAAATTCGTGGGCGCTTCTTGGGCGCGGCCCAGCTCGCTGACGCCATTGTCAGTGAGCCGGGTATGGGAGTTTGCGAGGCGTTCGGCCCATAGGTGTAGGGCAGCCCAGACGCTCGCTAGGCGGGCTTCGGGGGTAGTCATTAGGCTGCTTCCGCCGTGGGGAGCCAGAGAACCTGGAACGGGCCAAGGTGGAAGCGGTGGACGACTTCGGTTGAGGCCAGGGCGTTGAAGATGTCGGCGTCCCATGCTGGGTACCACCAAAGGCCGGAGTGCTCTTCCGGGCGCTTCTGGATGGCAAGGCGGCGTTCCCGCTCGCGCTCGCTCATTCCTTCGGGGTCGGCTAGGACGACGGCGAACGGCGGCAGCGCGTCCAACTCCTCCGTAGTCGTGAGGATCGAGCCGACCGCGGCCGGCGCCATTGCCGGGCTCACGCGGTCTTCCTCAGCGGCTGATCGCCGGAAGGCTGCCAGCGGCGAGGGGTGAATTCGATCACGTCAGCGGCATCCGAATCGCCAACCTTGTAATCCAAAGGCTCGAGGTTTGAGACCGCCTTAGATTTTGGGTTGCGCTCGCCGCCTTCGGGACCTGACGGGTGGACTCCCCCGTGAGTCTTCCCGGTCATGATCCAGTATTCGTCTACTCCGGTACGTGCGGCGATTCGCGCGGCCACGTCAGCGAGGTCGCGAGGGCCGCGGCCCTCCAGCTCCCAGCCTCTCCAAGTGGGCTGAGAAATGCCACAGGCCAGGGCAGCCTCCTTCTGATTCCACCCCATGCGCCAGCGGACCAAAGCCAGCCGTGCACCGAACGTGTCGGTGCTGGGGATCCAACTTTCTTCGTGCGTCGGTTGTGTGCTCATGCCAATGATCATTGCACTAGTCGCGCATAACGTGCAATACGTTCTTTTAATCAATCTGCTGGTCAAAGCAACATTTCCGGGTACTCGCACGCTTTGACGCGCTGTACTTGCTTCTTCATAACATCACTCGAATGTCACACTTGACGCGACTTACACATACGTGTTTAACTTCATGCATGAATCACCAAGTCACACTAATATCGACTTCCGAAGTCGCCAAGGCCTTCGGAGTCGGTCGGCCGGCGGTAAGCCGGTGGGTCAGGTCAGGAAAGCTGAAGCCGGCGCTGACCACACCCGGTGGACATCACAAGTTCGACAAGGCGGCCATTGCTGCCCTGATCGAAGAATCGACGGCTGGCTGCATCACGGCGCCAGAGCAGGCCCAGTCCGCCTGAGCCAATCCCCTAGGGGAAACAAAAGGGCGATCCAGTTCCTTCCGCCAAGAACTCACTGGACCGCCCGTTCGATAACCCAAGAGCCAGGTCCCTTTGTGCAGGTCCACTGGCTCTCGAATCAGAATCGAGTCTAGCAATGGACGCTCACGCTTCACAGGGCAGCCCCGATGTAGAGGCACCCCGGCATCTGTTCTTCGGCGTTGAAGACCGCCGCATGGGAGGCCGTTCCGGCCTTGACGAGAAGCACCTGGTTGTTGAGAGGTCCCGCCGGCAGAATCTTGCCGAGCAGGTCGTCAACGGATCTCGCCAGCTGATCGCATCCATCCACACGCTCCGCGCCTTCGATCGGACGGGAGACGCGGAACGCGCCCTGGACCACATCGAGCACACCCTGGAAGACATCCAGAAGCACGTCCGGAACCTCGTCGTAGAGGTCAGCGGGTCCATCGACCGCTACGCCGACAACTCGCACCTACTCGCCCTCCGTGACGCCGCGCTCGCGGCCACCTCAGAGACCCCGGCAGCTGCCGTCGAGCCATCCCCCCAGCAGGCTCCGGCGGCTGCCGGCACCACCAGCGGCCCTGTCCATAACCACGGCCCCGAGGAAGGTGCTGGCCTCGACTGCGCGGAGCGCCGCACGGAGAACGGCCTCCGCGGCGCGTGCATGGACGCACCGCCGCGGGTCACTCCCCTGACGCTCGTCCAGAACACCGCGTTCTCCCTCATCAGCGCCAGCCTGGACGAGGCACAGCGCAACCGCGCCGCCGTCCGGTCCGTCCGGTGACCAGGACCCGCATCAAGCGGTTCGCTATCGTCCAGCCCATCGGCCGGCCACCGTACAAAGACCGAGCCGACCTGCACTACCGGGACAACGCCGAACTCGCAGCCCAGCTGACGACCTACGCCCGCACCAAGTGGCCCGCCCCCCAGCGGATCGCCATCGACGTCCACACCACCCAGATCATCGTGAACGGCACACCCCGGGCCAACTACTCCATCCACGAGTACCGGCCCACGAGCCAAGGAGCAGGCCAATGAGTACACCCACAGCCCGGGTCGGCAAGAATCGCCGCCGCGCATGCCTCTACTTACCGCTCCTCGGCATCGGGGCCATCGCGGTCCTGACGTCCTCCCCCGCATTCAACGGCGCCGATCTGATCGGCACCATGTTCCTCGCAGCCGGCGCCGCCGGATTCGTACTTGAGACAGGAAAAGACAATGACTGAACAGCCAGTCGAAACCGAGCAGGAATTCCTGGGCAACGCCCCGCGGCAGGCTTACCTGCCCAACGGCCACCGGCTGCCCATGCCGCCGTTCTCGTCCCTCTCCCTGCTGGACGCTTCCGAGGCCGCACGCGAGGAACTGGAAGCCGCCACGGCTCCACTCCCCGCCGGCGCACGCCTCGCACCCCGGGACCGGATGCTACTCGAAGCTGAGCAGCACGCCATCAACGGCACCCACTCACTTTCCAGCGGCGAACTGGACGAAGGAATCGCCTGGCTCCAGTCCGCACTCGCCTTCGCACTCAACTACCGCCACGCGGTGCGATTCGAGGTGTCCGGGGAATGAGCACCCGCTTCCAAGACCTGGCCATCCACCAGCTCGCCATCCACCCGAAGAACGTCCGCAAGGACATCGGCATCGTCACCGACCTCGCCAACAGCATCAGTGCCCAGGGCATCATGCAGCCCCTCGTGGTCGCACCGGCCCTGCACGAAGGCTCACCTTGGACACAGGCCCCGGAGCTAAGCCCGCAGAAGTTCACCATCATCGCGGGCCACCGCCGGCACGCCGCCGCCAAGCTGGCGAACCTCGACGTGCTGCCGTGCGTGATCCGGGAAGACCTGGACACCGAACCGAAGCAGCTCGAAGCCATGCTCGTGGAGAACACGCAGCGGGCTGACCTGACCCTCATGGAGGAAGCCCGCGGCTACCAGGCACTTCTCGAGTTCCCTGGCTACACCGTGAAGTCCGTAGCCAAGGCCACCGGGCGCTCGCAGAGCCTCGTCCGGTCACGGGTCGCGCTGACCAAGCTCTCCGGCGATGCACAGGAGAAGATCGAGGATCGCACCCTGAATATCGAGCAGGCGCTGGTGCTCGCTGACTTCACCGACGACGAAGCAGCAACGCAGCGACTCCTCCGGGTAGCGGACAAGCCCAACGACTGGGCCTTCGCCCTGGCGAAGGAGACCAAGACGAAGGCGTGGCTGGAGAACCTGCCGCGCCTGACGGCGGAGCTGCAGGGCGCCGGCGTGGAAATCGTGGAGCGCCCGGCGGGCCCGACATGGCAGTGGACGGACTGGCGGGTCGCGTACCAGGAGATGACCGTGGCCGACGCCGTCGCGGATGGCTGGTCTGCCATCTGCGACGAGACTGAGCCTGAGATCACCTGGCTCAAGCAGCGGCCCAAGAACGTCACGCCGGCGGTGCCTGAGCGGACTCCGGAGCAGATCGCGGAGCAGGTCCGTCAGAGCGAGCTGAACCGTGGTCTCGCTGTCGCCGCTGAGGTCCGCACAGCGTTCCTCAAGAACGCGATCCAGAAGCCCGCGGAAGGCCGGACGACGGACATGCTCGTGGACTACGTCCTAGAGCAGTGCAACCTCGGGGACCTTGCAGGATGGCTGGACATCGACCACGAAGAGATCGATGAACAGGAAGTCGTAGACGCCATCGGACGGCTCAACATCCACCAGCTGGTGACGCTGATGCACATAGACCAGTTTGAACGCGAGATGTATATGACCGAACTCGGCGGCTGGCGCGACGGAATGCACTGGCAGTCCACGCAGACCTGGCGAGACAAGTTGTCTTCGGTCCACGGCTACCAGTGGACCGAAGCCGAACAAGCAGCACTCAACTACCACGCCGAAAAAGCACAGGAGCAGGAAGTTGCATAACCGTACTCACGGCCTCGCCCGCAACGCCGAAAACGAATCCGTCTGCCTCTGCGGCTTCCGCCCCGAGATCCTGGACGACATCGCCCCCGTAGGCCGCGACTGGAGAGCCAAGGGCATCATCCTCGACCACGCCGCGACACTGAACAACGCGTTGCCGGATGCCCCCTTCACGGGCGACCCCGAGGCGAAGTACCCCCGGGCCGGCGTGCGGCGCACCCAGGACGGACAGTGGCGGCTGACGCTCTGGGACTCCCCTGGCGTCCAGCACGAGCTGGAAGAACCTGACTTCGGGCAGCTGGCCAACGCCTTCGACTACGGGTGGCTGCGGATCGGCGCCTGCCGCGAATCCGCTACGGACCTGAACGGAAGGGCTGTCGCATGAGCCCGGCCAAGAAGAACGAGACCACGCCTCACTTGGAACGCTGTGGATCGTGCAACGGCGTCATTAACCAGATGACCGGTGAATGTAGGTGCTCCTGATGGCAGACCACATCTTCCGGGCCGTCTGGCCAGTCGTTGAGGGAAACGGCACAGCGGAGACCGACGCGGAGCTGATCCTGCAGGCACTTGGTGACCTGCCCGCCGTCGCCCGCCGGCACAACGCCACCATCACCGGTCATCCCAAGGCATGCATCACCGAAGGGCGCTTCGTCCAAGGGTCCGGTGGGAGCAAGCACGTCGTGGTTGTCGAAGTCCCGGCACGGCCCATGCCACACCGGGGATACCGCCACTAAGAACCTGGCGCCGTCCAGAAGAGCGGCGGCGCCACCCGGGCCTGATAGGCAACCCAGGCGCTCAGCCGACCCCCCATAAGGCGAAGGCGAACGGGACCCAGTTCGAATCTGGGCAGGCCCACAGATCAAAACACCAAACAGGCGGAGAGGAAAAGCTGTGAACCAGGAACGCATCAAGCGCGACTGCCAATGCCCCAGGGCAAACCACACCCACGGAACCCCCACCGCCTACGTCGTCGACAAATGCCGCTGCACCCCCTGCACGGAGGCGAATACCGCCCGCGAACAGGCACGTCAGGCAGCCAAGAAAGCCGGCACCTACGACGCCGGCCGAACCGACGCCGAACCCGTCCGCACGCACATCGAACAGCTCCGCGCTCGCGGCTACGGCCTCAAGCAGATCGCGAAGCTTGCCCGCGTCTCGCAGTCAACTTTGGGCAAGATCATCTACGGCGACCCGTCCCGCAACATGCCCCCGCGGGCCCGCGTCGAGAAGCACGTCGCCGACCGTGTGCTCGCCATCCGCCCATCCTTGAGCACCGTCGGTGAAACCATCCACGTCAAAGCCGGTCCCACGCAGGACAGGGTCCGGTCGCTGGTGTGCATTGGGTACTCGATCGGGTGGCAGGCGAAGCGCCTGGGAAAGATGCACGGCAACTTCGCCCGCGTGCTCGACCACGAGCAGGTCAATGCCAAGACCGCCCGCGACGTCCGGGACCTTTACCTGCTGCTCTGGGACAAGCCGCGCCAAGCGACCAACAGGCATGAAGCGGCGGCGATCACCAGAGCGAAGAAGTACGCCGCTGAACGCGGATGGACCGAACTGCCCGCACCCTACCTGACCGGCTCGGAAGCCCCCGTAAACCCTGACAAGGGCATCACGGCGTTCCTGGAACAGCGGCTCCATCGCCAAGCCAGGAGGGTAAGCGCATGAGCGAGCCTTTCATCGATGACCCCACCCACGGCGCGGTGCTCTGGCTCCGTGGCTGCGGCCCAGCCCCGGTCCAGCCCTACACCGGTAGTTGCGAACACTGGGGCCGAACGGTCATCGCCGACGGGTGGGACTTCAAGCACTACGAGCTGGTCCAGTGCGACCTGCACACCGAGGGAAGCGCCGGCTGCGGCTCCCGGGCGTGGACCGATCCGCGGGGCGTAGCGACAACTACCTGGATGCAACCGACCGCCCTGGGCAAAGGAGCCTGACCATGTATCCCTGCAGCACGTGTGGACATCACCACAGCATCAAAGACGGTCCCACACTCCCCTGCCAAGGCTTCACCTACGACGACGATGGCGGCATCTCACGCTGCCATTGCCACCATCCACACCACGACCAGAAAGAGGCCGCATGACGAAGCTCAGCAGCTCGCTGCCGAAGGAATACGAGGACGACGGGCTCGGGTCAATCAACATTGACCTGGTCAAGCGGCCGACCGACACGCAGATGATCGTCGCAATGATCGACTGCAAGTCAGTCACCCGCGACATCGACACCGGGATCGACATCGCGACAGCCCGCATCCTCCACATCGAACCGCTCCAGGACCACGAAGCCGACCAAGCGCGCCAACTGCTATCCAACGCCCAAGAGCGCCGAACTGGCCGCCGCGCCATCCCAGGAATCGTGGACGGCAAAACCGGCGAAATCCTTCGCGACGGATCCAACATCACCATCGTCAAGCCCTAAGAGGAGAAATCAGCTATGAAGCGCACTACCATCGCACTCGCCATCACCGCCGCAGCCGGTCTCGCGCTGGCAGGTTGCACGGCGCCGACCTCGGACGAGAAGGCCGTCCAGGAAAAGGCGGCCAACTTCAAGGCCTACATTCCGAGGAACAACGTCGAGCTGGACAACTACAACAAGGCCCAGGAGCTTTACGACGACCCCGCCGCGATCCAGTGGTGCACAGCCTTCCCGTCATCGAACAGCGCACCGATCATCACCCTGCCGATCGCGGGGAAGCTCACTACCTCCGCGACGTCCTTTTTCAGCCCGACCGAGACGAACAGCAACAGCAGCGGGAGCATGGTCAACACTCCAAAGCGTTCCGTGGACGGGCTCTTCCACGGCGACAGCTTCTACCGTTACGGCTTCACCCCGGCCGGCCAGTACGTCGACTTCTCGAACAGCCTGGAGCTTCTCTGCACCACTTCCCTCACCGAGTTCCAGCGCCAGAACACCTACGTCGAAGGCGTCAACACAGACGGCGACGTAGCCGCCAAGCAAAAGGCCGCCGAAGCCGCCCTCAAAGCCGGGGACGCCGCCAAGGCCACCAACATCCTGAAGGGCAAGTAAATGCGAGGACTCAAGATCATCGGGGCCATCCTCGGCGTACTCCTGGTCATCTGGGCCATCGGATTCACCGCCGGATGGTTCATGACCGGCGCGGCCGTCGTCTCCCCCGAGAACGTCAAGGCGCAGCACGAACAGGTCATCGGCAAGTACGAGGCCATGATCGCCGCAGCGGGCAACGCCTGCACCGTGCAACAGTCCCAGCCGGAAGGCTCGGACAAGTCCCCCACCCTGGTCGAGAAGCCCGTCCTCGCCTACGCGGCAACCTTCCGCAGCATCGCCGCCAGCTACAACTCCAGCGTCGACAACCTCTTCAAAGCCGGGATTGTGGCGCCGCCCGGATACCCCAAGTCCGTGGACATCAAGGCCCTGGACACGTCCGACTGGTGCACGGTCCCCGACCAGCTCGCCGCCCTGAAGTAGGCAGGAGGAACAACCGTGACACAGATCTTCGACGCCAGGCACAAGCCCATCAGCTTGGACCTGCCCACTCACGAGGTGCGTCCCATGCCTAGTTCGCAGGAACTGATAGAGGAGGCCCGCCGCAAAGCCGAAGCGGGCGTGCCGCTGACCGAAGAAGAGATGACCGCAGTATGGGAAACCATACGTCCGGCGATCGACACCTTCCGGATGATCCTGGAGGCGCTCGCAGCCGCATTCGGACAGCTCGCGACTCTAGTGGACTGGGAAGCCATCGCCCGGGCCCTGGAAGCGAACCAGCCGCCCAATCGGCCGCTGATCCACAAGGGGAGAAAGCCCAGATGAGATCCAGACCCGAATTCGCCGCGACGGCCATGGCCCGCAAGGCTGTCGCCGCAGCAAACCCCCGAGTGCTGAGCGCAGCCAAGGCGCTGGCGGATGCAGAGCGCATCCCGTGGGAACTCATGGACCCACATCAGCAGTACACGTTCTGTGCCGACGCGACAGCCGCGCTCGCCGGTGCTGACGAGGTGATGTTCGCCCCGGCCAACATCGCTCGCGTCGTCCGGGCATCAGGCCTGTCCATCCAGTCAGTCAACGAAGTCATCAGGGAGCTGAAGGCATGAGCATCCACACCGTCACCGTCACGGCGCTGCCGAACATGGACCAGGACCTTCCGGACGACCAGTACATCGACGCCGTCCAGTTCACCGCGGAATGCCCGGACGACGGCAGTTGCCATGTCTGGTGGGAGTGCAAAGAATGCAGGGACTACGACCCCACCGAGGACGAAGAAGACGCGGGCGAGTACACCCGCCACGGCGTCCTCCACCAGAACATCGACGGTGACTGGACGACCGAGTCCGAGACGTGCGCCATCGTGGCTTGCGATTCGGCCAGCGACTGCGTCCAAGAAGAAGCTGAAGCGGCCGGCCTCGGCGTCCACCACATCGACCTGGACTACGAAGGCGACGGTTACTGGTCGGCCCGGCGCGTCATCCCCCAGGCGGAAATCGACCGCATCAACGCGAAAGCGCTCGAACTCTTCACCGCGCACGGCGGGAAGGACTGGGACCACTCCGGAGTCCACATCCGCAACTACTGGTGGACCCGGGCCCTGACTTCGCTGAAGGACGAGTAATGCCGGCCCCAGCCCCACCCAGTGACCCGACCATGAAAGAAGGACCCGCCGCATGGCTTGGGGAAGAACCGGCGACACAGCAGCAAACCACCCCGCTGCGCTCGCCGTCCTTGAACACGACGCCGTGGATGACCGGCTGCTCAACGAGGTCTACGGATTCATCCACCGCTGCTCCTCACAGTCGGCAGCCCACCTCACCGATTACGTAGTCAACCGCGGCACGGTCATCCAGATGGCCGGCATGTCACGCGCCCAGGAACTCATCGAGGTCGCGATCTTCGCCGGCCTGCTAACCGAAGTAGAAGTGGAGGTCAACGGCCAGACCCGCAAGGCCTACAAGATCATCGACGACCCCGAGTTCATCCACCTGCGGACCAGGGAAGAAATCGAGTTCGAACGGCAACGAAAGACCGACAACGCCAACCCGGCGCTGATCGTACCTGTACGACTGCGCGACGGAGACGCCTGCCGCTACTGCGGCCTGGTCGTCAGCTTTGCCCCCGGTGTCCGGAAAGGCCGATTGGCCGGAACGTATGACCACCGCGAGGCCGGCAAGGCCGCAACTGTCGAGACCTACGTCGTCGCCTGCGGCGCCTGCAACTCGGCCCGCTCGAACCACCCCAACGCAGACCAGACCATCCCGCTACTCCCCGCACCCATCAAGCCCTACTACTCCAAGCACACCATCGCCTGGATCGAGTCCAACGATTGGGCGCAGCGCAACGGCATCAAGGCCCCCAAGGCTCCGGCGCAGCAGCTCAAGCCCGGCTCTCCTACTGGCAACGGCACACCCCGGCCAGCAGAGATCGAGCCCCAGACGCAGGACTCTCCAGCAGCGCCGGAAACGCCATCTGCAGATAATCCGCAGATGCCAGCAGATTCCGCAGAAGTGCAGTGTGCCAGTTCTGGATTTACCGGGACGGGTCGGGACGGGACGGGCAGGAGCGGGCAGGTAAGGGAAGAAGCACCAGCCCCGCCCCGCAGCAAACCCAGAAGAAGACGCCCCCGCAACCGAGGACGGAACTGAACATGCCTACCAAACGGCTTTCATTGCCTAACCCAATGACTGAAGATCAGCTCCAGTCTGCTGTCATTGACCTGGCCAAGCTCCACCAGTACGAGGTCACCTATCACAACCCTGATAGCCGGCGCTCTCAAGCGGGCTTCCCTGATCTGGTCCTGGTCAGTTCGTCACGTCGCCTCGCCCTGTTCCGTGAGCTGAAGACCGAGGACGGCCGCTTCCGGCCCAAGCAGCAGGCAGTCATCGCCGCAATGGTCGCCGCCGGCCTCAACGCCGATGTGTGGCGCCCATCAGATCTCGCGTCGGGCCTGATCGTCAAGCAGCTGCGGGGTGAGGCGTGACCTACTGCACGACCGAGAATTGCCACCGTGAGACCACGCTGCATCTGTGCACCGACTGCATCGTGGAGCTTGACGGGCTGCTGGCTGATGTTCCCGATTTGGTCCGGCTGCTGGACGGGCCGATCAGCCAGACCAGCGTCACCAGGAATCCCGGATCGTCTGGCGGTGGCGGCCACCCTGGATCCAAGCCGGCCATCAACATCGACGCAATGCTCCTGAAAGCATGGCTGTGTCAGCTCCCGGCCCGTGCCCACGCTGAAGCTGTGGATAACCCTGACGCCGGCCGCACCGTGTACATGGCGCGGATCTGGGTGCAGCGGGCGCGGGACCTGGTCTGGGGTCCGGAAGATAAGCGCGTGTACGGCCAGTGTGAAGAGCCGATCGATGGCGGGGATGACCCGACGCTATGTGATGGGATGCTGGTCGCCAGGCCTGATGATGTCTCGGTCCAGTGCCCGAACTGCTACACGGTGCACCATGTCAGCGATGTGTTGGCCCGGCTTCGGGCCAAGGCTCGTGGCAACCCGATGTCGCCGCGGGCTGTCCGGGAATACCTCCAGCAGAAAGCCAAGGTGTTCATCCAGAAGAAGGACTTCGAGAACTGGGTCCAGCTCGGGAAGCTGGCCTACGTGCTGGAGCATGTGACTACTACCGAGAAGGCCCGCCGCATCTACTACCCGGGCGATGTCCTCGAAGTGTTCGAGGACATGCGGGCAAGAAGAAGAACGCCGGCCTGAAATCGTGTACCCTAAATCCGACGGGATAGCTGTCCCCAAATGAAGGCCCTGAGAGCGGAAGCTCCAGGGCCTTTGTCGTGTCCAGGTACAGGGGGCCTTGTTGAGTAAGCGCGCAGGCAGGGCAGGGGGTAGGTGGCGGACCCTGGTCGCTAACCAGCGGGCCAAGCGTTTGGCGTGCGGGATCTGCACACAGCCCATCGACTACACGCTGAGCTACCCGGACGAGGACAGCTTCAGCGTGGACCACATCAAGCCACGCTCCACTCACCCGCACCTTGCCGAGGAACCAACGAACCTGCGCAGCACACACCTTCGCTGCAACAAGTCGCGAGGTGACCGCGACGTGAAGCCCGGCCTCGGGTACGTTGCCCAGTCATGGTGAGGAGACCGAGTGTTCAAGGCCATCATCTCGCGGGACAACGGCGAACCGTGGGGCGAGACCGGCATGACGTCAGCGAAGTGGCTTGACGTACCCACCACCCCGGTCCGGGTCAGAGACCTCATTGCCACTCAACCAGGTGTTCTGCTCCATGCCTTGACCGAAGGCGAACCGCCGGTGGGAGGGGACCCCCACCCGCACGTCATCGACTGGGCCGGGTCGCTTTATTTGGAGGACGGCCACCACCGCGCCGTCCGCGCCCTGATCAGCGGCAACGACACCATCACGGCCCGCGTCCTGAGGGTAGGGGCCGAAAAATCTCTGGGCCAGATCGGGCTCGGAGGCTTCGCCGGGTAGTGCCCTCCCCCTCCCCGTGCCCCCCACCCCCCTTAGCGAAAACC